GTGGCATGGGTTTCGTGCTTGACGCCCAGGGCATCCAGCAGGCGCTTGATGCCCGCGCTAGTGTTGGCGCTGCCCTTATCCCACAGCAGGATTTCCGGCACGCCGTGAGATAGGCGGTTTTCTTGCGTACCCCAGGTGTAGAGCAGAAACTCGAACAGGCTGCGCTGGTTCTCGCCCGCCGCCTCGAAGTAGCGCACGTCGAGGCTACCGCTGGCATGGTCGTAGCGGACATAGCGCCATACCTTGAGCTTGACCTTCTCCAGGGAGACCGGCTTGTTCTTGTTGAATTGCTGCTCCCGCATCATGTACTGCCGCCCGCCCATGTAGTAGATCAGGCACAGCGAGGGGTCGATCTGGTGCACATGATTGGGGTAGAGGCTGCGCATTTTCTGGTGGTTGCGGGCGACGGATTGGGCGGACACATCCAGGCGCTTGGCCCGCATCAGGGAAGAAATTCGGCTCTCCGACACGTTGACCGTGAGGCCGTTCTCATGGGCGATATTCATGGCGACACAAATGGGCTTGGTGGAAATGCCGTTGTTGCGCACACTTTCGTTGATGCTGGCGGCAATGAAATTCAGCGTTTCGTCGGGCAGGCGGGTGGTGCCGGCATCGGCCCGCTTCTTGCGGCCGCTGTCATACCCCGCGTACAGGCTCAGCCACTTGTAGACGGTGTGGCGCGAGGTCTCCCTGGCCTGCGCGAATTCCTCGACAAGCTTGCCCTTCGTGCCATTGCCGGCATTGCTGAGCCTCTGCTGCAAGGCCAGAATGTCTTGCAGCAGATCGGGGGGGAGGACTTTGGCCGTGATCGTCATGGCTCACACTCCTGGCAGGTCGCTATCGCCCAACGCCAAACCGTCCATGTAGTCCGACTGCACCGCGTAGAGAGCCTCCAGCGCGGCGGTCACGTTGGGGTCATCCTGGGTGGCTTGATCGGCCTGGCTCAAAGCGACCGCCACCGTGTCCAGCACCGTCTTGTAGTGGCACAGCAGTTCGCTCATCCACTCGACGGCGCTCTCGGCGCGGCCCAGGTGAACATTGATACGCACGCCGCGATTCTCGTCGGCGGCATCGATTTGATCGGCTAAGGCGCTGGCCTGGTCGATGCCGTTCAAGGCAACTTCCTTGAGCAACACCCAGCGTGGATGCATCAGGGTCGGCATGTCACACCTCATCCATTTCGAGATAGGCGCCCAGGGTCTGGGCAAACACCACCTGGTCCTTGAGATAGTTGCGCTCTGCGCTGGCGAGGGCGCTGGCATAGACCTCGGCCACATGCTTCAAGGCCGCCTCGAACTTGGGGCGCTGGTCTTCGGGCATCTCGACTTGAAGAACGGCGATGCGGGCGGTTTCCAGTTTGGAGAAGGCGTGGTCGATCTCGCGCTTGCAGGCGGCCAACTGGTCGCACAGCGGGATCAAGGCGTCGGGCCAATCGGTATCGGCGACGATCTTCTTGCTGCTGCGCACCGCCAGGTCGGCGTTCTCTTCCGCCAGCTTGGCCGAGCGTTTGCGCGCCTGTTCAAGGTCTGCCCTGGTCTCCCGCACAGCGGCGCGCAGCTCCTTGACTGACATGGTGGCGATGTCGTCGAGCTGTAGTTCGCCGGTCTGGCCGGTCAGCTCCAGCTCCTCGATCTGCTCGTCGTCAAGCACGATCAGCTCAAGCAGCTTGCTCTGGCTGTCGATGACCTTGAGCAAATGCGACGACGTCGACGCATTTGAGAGCTTCTTCGCCACCTGCATGTAGCGCTGCGCAACACGCGGCTCGAAGCGGAGAACCTCCAGCCGCGCCAGGAATTCACCGTGCTGGCATGCCTCTTTGAGGCAGATCAGACCAAGCCCGACTTGGACCATGGCCTCAGCAGTTCGCCGCATGTTGGCGGCGATGTCGCGCTGGATCAGGTCGGGGTCGGTGCAGTCGGCGGGCAACTGGTAGCCAAGCTGGGCGGCGACAGCGCGGACTGTCGCTTCCTGCTGAGACTGGATCACAGCCAGCTGCTTGGCAGCCTCTCCGGCTTCCTCCAGGCGTTCCGGGTTGAAGCCATCGTCAGCCGGGGTAGGAAGGGCTTTTGCGGGTCGAGCCATCGTGGTGTTCTCCTGTTTTAGTGAGTGCGGGTGAAGTTGTGCCGGATGGTGGCCAGGGCCTGTTCAGCGCGGTCCAGGTCGGCCAGTACCCGGCCGAATACCCGGCCCATCCGGGGCGTGGGGTGAAAGTGGCCGGTGGTCTCGTCCTTGCGCGCCCAGCCCTTTTCGATCAGCACGCCCATGGCGCGGGTGATGGCGCTGGCGGTCAGGTTCAGCTGCTTGGAGAGCGCGGTGTTCGATACCCCGGTCACGGCATAGCCCGACAGCGCGTCCAGCACTTCGAGAACCTTGATTGCCGACCCACGGTCGTCTTCAGCAGCCATCGCCCATCTCCTTCTCGGCGGCAATCGCGTTCGCCAGCTTCTGGGTAAGCATCCGCTTCGCCAGGCGCTGAAAGGCTTCGGCGTCATCGGCAGCGACCTCGATGTCGCCGTAGCTGGTCGAAATGGTGAAGCCGCGTTCCATGGCTGGCACCTGCTTGGCCAGCGCGTAGCTGAGGGGGGCTGTTACGGTCGACATGTCATTCCTCCTGAAAATCAAGTTCGGGCTGGGCGTGTTTCTCGACGTTGCCGTGATGCCAGGCCAGGGCTTCGAGCGCCTGTTGCACATCGCCGAGGGTTTCGTTCGCATCGGCCTGGCCGCCGTAGAAGCGCAACAAGGCACCGGTGGTTTCGGCCAGCACTTTCTGCAACTCGGCCATCTCGATGGGGTTCGGCCGCCGGCCGGTAGGCACCGGCACGAACAGCCCGCCGGCCTGCGCGCACAGGTAGCGGATCACCGCGCGGCCGTTCGTGTTGTGGAACCAGGCGGCCAGCCGGTTGGCCGGCAGGTCGGCGTCTTCCATCCACTTGTACAGGCGCGAGGCCGACACGGCCTGCAGTTCGGCGTGCCGTTCCACCGACAGGCCGCGCGTGCGGATGCCCTGTTCCTTGTCCTGCTCGAAAGCGCTCTTCAGGCTGGTCGGCACGCGCTTGTAATTGCGGCGGGTCATTGGAAAGCCCTCCGTGTGCCGCCTTCCAAACAAATACCCGTTTTGCAATGGCTGAAAGTCATTTGCAGCGCATATGCTTGGCAGCGGATAATTCGTACTTGGGAGGGCGACATGGGTGAATCCGATTTCAGTGAACTCGCCGGGCGCATTGAGGCCGTGGGACGGCTCGCCATGAACCTGGTCGCTGAGTTGGAAGATGCGGGGCTCATGGATGGCGAGGCGTTTGCAAAGCGGCTGCGGCGTGGCGTTCCGCATCCGAAGGCGGCGGCAACTGAACACCAGCAGGCCGTTCTGGCGTCGACGGTGCAAGCGTTGCAACAGATGGCCGATTCGATTGATGACGCACGTAATTGGCGCCAATCACGGGGGCATCCAGCGGAAACCCATAGTGATCAAAGAGACGGTCAGTCATGACGGCCTCCCGAGATCGTCTCCTCCAGGTCGGCGAACAGCTCCATGCCCAAGGTGGTGAGTTGGGCGTAGGGGCCGACCTTGGCCACGAAGCCGCGCAGGCGCAGGCGGTTGCAGGCTTCGCGGGCTTCGGCCGGGGTCACCTCGAACTCGGGGAGTCCTTTGTGGTTCAGGGCCGGCAGCGCGAAGCCCTGGGGCATCGCGGTATGAACGGTGGCGAGGACGGCGCTCTCGGCGTGGTCGAAGTTCATCGTGAGTCCTTTCAGGCGGCGCGCTTGAGGGTTTTGGGATCGGGCTTCAGGCCGAGGGCGACGGCGGCACGGTGGCATTTGCCGCGATGGCCCTTGCCTAAGCCGCGCAGCAGATCGACGACGGTCATGCGGTCTACGCCGATTTCGCGGGCCAGTTCGGTGACGGGTACGCCATACGCCCGCAGCAGCGTCCGCGCGCTTTCGGGCGTTTGCGGGTAGGGCAACGGTAAGGTGATGTCGAGCATGGGGTTCTCCATGGCTTGATGTGTGGTGAAAATTTGTTAGTCGAGTTGATATGAAGCTAATTGTAGGTTTGATTATCAAACCTAGTCAAGTGTTTTGCGGAGAAAAGTTTGATAGACAAACTCATTCGAGAAGTGATGGCTGCCAAGGGGCTGACACAGCAGGATTTGGCCGACTTGACCGGCGCAAGCCTGAGTCGCGTGAAGGCCATTACTTCCGGCCGCGTGGCAAAGCTGAAACCAGACGAAATAAAGGCGTTGGTCGAGGAACTACATGTCAGCGCCGACTGGTTGGCGACGGGAACGGGGCCGATGTTCCGGTCGCAGCAGGCCGAAGATCAGGGCGCGTTTGCGCAGCGCATGCAGGCGGTGTCGGCTATGGGAACGGTGGTGGATGCTTTGCCGCTGCCGGAGCCGGAGCGCGCGCGGCTCAAGGTGCTGCTCACGGGGGATGCCGTGACGGACGGGCAACTGATCGCCCAGGCACTGGCTGGTGGTCTCAAGCCGGATGAGGCTGCGCTACTGGACAACTATCGGCACGCCAGCCCGGAGGGCAAGAAAGCCATCAAGGCAACTAGCGATGCGCTGGCGCAACCGGAAAAGGGGCGCAAGGCGGCAGGCTGAAGCTGCCAATGATGTGAGTTATTGATTTTCTCAGGGGGAATGAAATGTCGATTCTTGCCGGTATTGTTGGACTTATCGGATTGCTATGCCTGTTGGTGGTGGTTGTGGGTTTGATTTCACCGTCCTTCTTCAAGGACAAGAAGACGGGCGAAGTGCCAAAGCGCTCACACATCGCCGTGGGTGGGGTTGCCGGGGCATTCATTGCCTTTGCGATTGCCGGCGCTCTTGCGCCAGATACAGCCCCTGCCGAGCAGCTGGCAGAGAAGGTACCAGCCGTAGCTCAAACAAAGCCCGAGCAGGCCGCGCCTGCCGCTGCAGCTGAGAAACCAAACGCGCCTGAACCTAAGAAACCGCTTGATCTGGCAGAGGCGCGTCTGTTCGCCAAAGGCACACTGAAGGTTATCAACGAGGCCGAACAGTCCCTGAATGATGGCATCCAGCTTGGCGACGGAGCCGGCATCACCAAGCATGTGTGGAAGCCGCTGCAAGCGGAACTTGAGCGCTGGCCCACGCTGGTGGAGCGCCAGCCAAACGACCAGCGTGAGCATTTCGCGTACTGCCAGGATGCCGCCCTAAAGCTACAGATTCTGTCGGACGCCGTGAAGCGCGAGCGAACTGTCGAGAGCATGAAATACTTGCGCAAGGACGAAGCCGAATATCGCAAGGCCAAGCAGCAGTGCGAGCAACAGGTCAAGGCTACCGATAGCCAAATCAAGGCCATCATTGCGGCCGAAGATGCAGAGTTGAAAAGGAAATTCGGCGGCCGAGACTGCCTGGCTGTCTATGACGTGGATAAACAGACGGGCAAGGTAGTAGAGCAACCAAAACCAGCCCATTGCAAGACGTCCGCCTCTCTCTAAACCAGATTAAAAGACCCCACCCGCATGCCGCCCGAAGATGGCGGCATGCGCTTCTCGATCCGTCAGTACCTTCCTCGCTGGGTCAGCCACCTTCTTAGGCTGGATGGCCCTGCATGCCTCGGCTGCCGTCACGCCTTCGTGACGATGGTCGGTGCAGGATGCGTGCTTTCTCGCGGGTTCGGTCGGCGCTGTTCCGACTTTCAACCCGTAGGAGGAAGCATGTCCGATAACAACATCCCGCGCCGGCTTATCGCCGCCCTGGCGCTTTCTGCGGCCGGCCTGGTCGGCATCGTGGCGCATGAGGGGTATACCGACCGCGCCGTGATCCCGGTCAAGGGCGATGTGCCG